TGCAGGTGCTGATATAAATGTAACAGGTGAATTATTAACAGCAGGAATAGGAAGTTTAACCATAACAGCAGATGCTAATACAAATATTAGTGGTGAATTATTATCTATAGCTCAAGGTAGTGTTGTTGCATCTGCAAATGCAGATGTTTCAGTTACTGGTCAAGAATTGACCATGCAAGAAAATACTCCATCTATTACTGGAGATGCAAATGTTCCTTTGACAGCTCTACCTATGACAGCCAATCTTGGTACAGCTGTTTTAGATGCTAATACTTTAGTAGATTTAACAGGTCAAGCAATGACAATCCAAGAAGGTACAGCAACCGCAGATGATGCAAGTGCTGAAATCACTGGACTTTCTATGTCAATGTCGCTAGGAACTGTTAGAAATATTATGTGGAGTGAAGTAAATACAGGAACCATTCAACCTTGGACAGAAGTTGACACTGCTGCATAAATGAAATATTATGGTATAATTTAAGGAATCTAAAATATGGCTAACACGACATCAGCAAGTTTAAAATTAACGGTTCAGGCAACTGGAGAAAATTCAGGAACTTGGGGTCAATTTACAAATACTAATTTATTAATTTTAGAACAAGCGATTGGTGGATATACTGGAGTTGCTTTAAATGCTACAACAGGTGCTACTTTAACATTTTCAAATGGTGCTTTATCAAACGGTAAAGATCAAGTTATAAGATTAACTGGAACTATTACATCAAATGTAAATGTAGTTATTCCTGATGGAGTTGAAAAAACTTATATAGTTGAAAATGCAACTAGTGGTGCTTTTACAGTTACTTTTAAAACAAGTTCTGGAACCGGTGCTACATGGTCTACAACAGATAAGGGTTATAAAATAATATATTCTGATGGTACTAATATTGTAGATGTTACTGCAGATTTAGGAAATATAACTGCAGGAAACGTAACTGCAGGAAATATATCTGTAGGAACTATAGCTTCAGGAGCAATAACTGCAACCGGTAATATTATACCTGGTGCAGATGATACCTATGATCTTGGAACTTCAACTGCAGTATGGCAAAATTTATATACTGGAGATTTACATTTATCTAATCAGGCTAAAAATAAAGGAAATATTGTGGACGGAACTAAAGGAAGTTGGACTTTACAAGAAGGAAAAAATGATATATTTATGATAAATAATATATCTGGAGAAAAATTTAAAATTAATTTATCTAAGATAGAAGGAGATTTATAATGGGAGTAGTATCGTGCGGAACTACAATGTTAGACCAAGGAGTTTTTCAAAATATTGGAGCGGTCACTTGGGACACTACAGCTAAAACTGCAGGATTTACTGCAGTCAGTGGAAATGGTTATTTCGTAAATACGACTTCAGGAGCTATTACAGTTACATTACCTGCTGGATCAGCAGGAGATATAGTTTCACTAGCTGACTATGCAGCTACATGGCAAACTAATAATGTGACAGTTACACCAAATGGAACTGATAAAATTGGTGGAGTAAATGCTAATGCAACTCTTTCGACAGAAGGTCAGTCAGTAACTTTTGTATATACAGACTCAACACAGGGTTGGAAAAGCGTTCAAGATTCAACAAGTAATGTTGTAGGAAGTGTTCCTTTTATGACTGCAACAGGTGGAACAATTACAACTGACGGAAACTGTAAAATACATACATTTACAAGTCCAGGTACATTTACAGTATGTCAAGTTGCAAGTTGTGCATCAAGAAATAAAGTAGCTTATATGGTTGTTGCAGGAGGTGGTGGTGCAATGCAATCATATGGTGGCGGTGGTGGAGCTGGTGGTTATAGAGAAGGAAGATGTGCTACAATTACACCTTATACAGCTAGTCCATTAGTAGCACCTGATGGAATAACAGTTTCAGCTCAATCTTACCCAATTACTGTAGGTGCTGGTGGAAATGGACAAAATAATCCTGTAACACCAACTGCAAGGACACCAGGTAATAATTCAGTTTTTGATACAATAACAAGTGCAGGAGGTGGTATTGGATGTGGTCAAGATAGCAATCCAGCTACACCTAGTGCTAATGGAGGTTCAGGAGGTGGAAATGGACACAGAGGAAATGCAGCTGGTTCTGGTAACACACCACCTGTAAGTCCTCCTCAAGGACAACCTGGTGGATCAAGTGGACCAAATGGATACGCTGGAGACGGTGGAGGTGGTGCTAGTGCAGCTGGAGGTGCGGGAACGCAATCTGGACCTTCTTCTACTGGAGCAAATGGTGGTGATGGTACTCCTACATCAATTTCAGGGTCAGCAACTACTTATGCAGGTGGTGGTGGTGGTGGAACATTTATTTCAGGAACTGGCGGCACTGGAGGAGCAGGTGGTGGAGGTAATTCTGGTGGTCCTCCTGGTAATTCAGGTTTTAATGGTACAGCTAACACTGGTGGCGGTGGTGGTGGAGGTAGTGGTCCAGCACCAAGTGGTGGATCAGGTGGTAGTGGAATCGTAATAATAAGGTACAAATATCAATAAGATGAATGTATAATAGGAGTTAATTATGGCACATTTTGCAAAACTAGGAGCTAACGGAAAAGTTATTCAAGTATTAACTCTTGATAACAAAGATATGTTAAATGCTGATGGTGTTGAAGATGAAACAGTAGGTCAACAATATTTAGAACAACACAATAATTGGCCTGCACAAATGTGGATTCAAACTTCTTACAACACATCTGGCGGACAACATAGAAACGGTGGAACTCCATTTAGAGGAAACTATGCAGGTATTGGTTATACTTGGAACGAAGATGATCAAATCTTCTGGCCTAAAAAACCATATGCTTCATGGGTAAAACATATTGCAACTGCATCTTGGAAATCTCCAATCGGTGATGCACCTGCTTTAACTCAAGAACAACAAGATCAAAATACAGCTGGAACTCATTTATGGGGTTACAACTGGAATGAAGAAAATCAAACCTGGGATTTGACAAACCGTCTAGCATAATATATATCTGGTGGTGGTATGCAGAAGAAAGTTTTAACAGAACAAGCTTTATATTTTGGCGATGTTTCAATGCCAAAAGGTTTTGAGATAGACCGAGATAAATTATCAGGCGACATTTTACAATCTACATTTACAGCTAAAGAGTTTCCATTCTCAAGAACTTGGGATATGTTGAATACGTATATACGTGAGCATATAAATTTAGAATATGGTTTTCAATTAGTTAATAAAAAAACATTTGGCGATATTTATAAACCTAATCAAATATCACAACCATTATTAAATATTGATCCAGTCGATCTTCGAAACTCACCAGATTATACATTACTCTATGGTGTTAAAACTAATAAATGTTTTGTTAGAATCTTTTATGATGATAATAGAAGAAAAGGAAGAAGTTGGGATATACCTTTGACTAATAATCAATTTATTATGTTTCCATCTACTAATATGTACTACTTAACTAATAATCAAAAGGATAGTTTAAATTTCGTGCAAACTATAACGTATGAATATATATAAAAATTTTCTACCTAAAAAAGATTTTCAAAAAATAAAAAATTATATGTTAAGTGATTCTATGCCCTGGTATTTTAGTGATGAAATTGTAGATAATAATTTTGATTATTTTCAATTTAGTTATGGTTTTATAGTAAAAGGATCACAAAATTGTAATAACTTTATGATGGAATTAATTAGTCCTATAATAAAAAAAATTAAAACTAAAAATTTTTATAGAATAAAAGCAAACTTGCTTACAAAAACAAAAAAAATAGAGGAGCACCCATTTCATATAGATCAAGCTACAGGAACTACAGGAATTTATTATTTAAACAACTGTAATGGATATACTGAATTTAAAAATAATAAAAAAATTAAAAGCGAAGAAAATAAATATGTAGAATTTAACAGTGAGTTATTGCATAGAGGAACATCGTGCACTGATGAAAAAATAAGAATTGTAATAAACTTTAATTATGAATCTATCTAATTATTATTGGTATTTTACTTCAGCTATACCGCCAAAAATATGTGACGACATTATTAAATATGGTTTATCACAAGCAGAAACAATGGCAAGAACTGGTGGTTATGGAGATAAAGAACTTACTAAACAAGAAATAAAAGATATGAAACGTAAAAGAAATTCAGATTTAGTATGGCTTAATGATCCATGGATCTATAAAGAATTACATCCATACATTCATGAAGCTAATAAAGCAGCTGGTTGGAATTTTGATTGGGAAAGATCTGAATCTTGTCAATTTACAAAATATAAACTAAATCAATATTACGATTGGCATTGTGATAGTTGGGATAAACCTTATGATAGGAAAGATCCTAACAATCCAGAACACGGAAGAATTCGAAAACTATCTATGACTTGTCAATTAACAGATGGTTCAGAATATAAAGGTGGTGAATTAGAATTTGATTTTAGAAACTATGATCCTCATATGAGAGAAGAAGCTAAACATTTAAGGCAAGCAAAAGAAATATTACCTAAAGGTTCTATTATTGTATTTCCTTCATTTGTGTGGCATAGAGTTAAACCAGTAACCGCTGGCACAAGATATAGTCTTGTTGTCTGGCATTTAGGAAAGCCGTTTAGATAATGTTTATAAATAATTATTTTAGTACACCTGTCTGGTCAGAACAAAAACCAGAATTTGTTAAGTCTTTGAATAAGGCAAGTAACAAATATATTAAAGATGCTAAAAAAAGGGAAAAAGAATATATTAAAAAACATGGTGATTTTGGAAGAAGTTATCATTCAACTCCATTAGTATATGATAATAATTTTTTAGATTTTAAAAATTATATTGGTCAAAAATCTTGGGAATTTTTAGATTGGTGTGGTTTTGATATGCAGCAATACACAACTATGTTTTCTGAATTATGGGTACAGGAATTTGCTAAGAAAGGTGGTGGTCATCATTCAGCCCATATTCATTGGAATCAACATGTATCAGGATTTTATTTTTTAAAATGCTCTGATAAAACTTCTTATCCAATATTTCATGAACCACGAACAGGTGCACGTAGTACCAAATTAAAATTAAAACCAAGTAATG